TGAAACTAGAGCCCGTCGTACCTATTATTATTAGTATATACTATACTATATATTATATTATATTATATTATATTATACCTTATTCTTTACTTTAGGCCTAGCTTAGTGCTCTGTTTTGGCTGTTTTACCCCTACTTCGGGGCTGTTCTGGGTGTTTAGTAGCCCTTCTAGGCCACTTCTTTTCATTAACATCTCTGCAACTAGCCCCATGATAGGGTTATCTTTTGTTATTGCTTTGATTGTACTTTGGCCTGTGGCCTCGTCCATTTTTTTAGATGCTGCTCCCAGGGAACCAAAAAAAGAAGACTGGAAAGTTTCAAGCATCTCATGGGTTCGTCCTTCTATCTCATCAACGATCGGTTCCAGGATAATTAACAGGTCCTCATCACTATCGGATGACTTCGCCCACTCAACCCACTTATCCTTACTCAGTTTAGCGATATAATGACTTATTCCAAAATAGAATAATGACCAGGCGATAAAGTACCCCAATAGTTCTAAGGCTGAAATAATCATTTTATTTCAGGGAGGGCAAACAGATATATTTCTGGGAACCAGGTATCCAGGTTAAATTTTCATTAGGTCCACACGTGGGTACATCACCAACGGGTCTAATATCTCCTATTTCTTTTGTCTCAGGCGGGATGTCAAAAAACGTGGCCTTTTTACCAGTGACAAAACCCGAGTCCTGCGCCAATTTCAATAATGCAATCATCGCGCCTACGTTCATGCTAGACCACCACCACCAAATTTAAAATCCTTTGGAAATTCAAAACCCTCAATACTACTATAGAGACTTTCTGCAACTTTTTTGCCCAAGAACTGCGCCCCTATAGGAGTAGCAAGGAAACTTATTTGATATGATTTTTTCACCAGGTCTTTTTGTTTATCAGTAAGAAGTATATTCTGTTCTTCTAAACTTTGTAAAAATAAATCATACAAAATAGGAAGAGCTGCAAGTAAAGCCACACCACCTATTAACAAAGGTGTATTTTCATTGGCTAAAATTGTATTGATATTTTCGTGTATCTTGTATCTGGATAAAGCATCACGTTGCGCAGGTGTTAACTTCTCTATCTCTACGTCTATCGGTACCGCTTCGTAGGCCATTATCGCCTCTTCTTTCTACCAGCTGGTGTTTTCCTGAATGCTACGCCCATTTTCTTTAGATTTAATTTACCTGATCTTAATCGAAAGCGGGGTTTGTTTGCATTCGCTTTAACAAACTTATTCCAAGCTGAAAGTTGACGTTTACGCCTGGGTTTAGTGGTCGCAACTCTAGTTCCTGACGCAACAAAAGAAGTCATACCACCTAACCTAGTTCCACACTCTGGACAATACTTCATGGGCATTATTCCACCTCTTTCCCTTCCAGGACAACTGTCATACTGCCACTAGGACCTACAGCTAGGACTTTCATCCCTGTATTAGGCGGTATAGTATAGTATAGATTTGGGAATTGGGGCCCGATCCCTGCGTTTATGATAATAAACTTGCTGACATGCAGCGCTTCTTCATTACCTTGAAGAGTCCAGGAGAGAACATCACCAGCAGAGCATCCCGAATAATCGAACGAAACGTTGGTGACGACAGTATAGAACCTATTAGGAGAGATAAAGTCCAGTAAGGTAGTGCCGCCTGCTGTTAATGCTTCCAGACCGCTCCAGGCAAACATGCGCTCACCATAGAAGTTAAGGGAGGGCCCCGTCGAAAGTGTCATTTGTAAACTCTTGCTGTTAGTGTGACCCCTGCTGTGTTAGAACCACCACTTAGATTGTCTATAATTATTTCAACATGGGTAAAAGGTGGTATAATTATTGGTAGTTTGTTAAAAGGCGTGTCATCTCTGCTAGTATTTACTTCAGCACCCGCTACTAACAAACCGTTTAATTGAATATCATATCTTATATTATTCGTAGAATCTCCCAGATATGTAGGTTGCCAAGATCCGACTAATACAAATGACCCAGTATGAAAGTCCAGAAAATTAGTGGGAGTAGCTGAAGTGGCTTTAATTCCACTGTATGCATACGCAAAATCTCCAATTATATTTAATTCTAAACCGGTTGAAGCTGTGTTCTGCGGTCCATAACCTTTGCCTTCAGGCATGGTTAAATTTATTCGAACTGGATTGTGCAGCTAGCGTCAATCGTGGCGGCCGTTGTTACCGCTATTTGAATATCAAGAGTATTACCAGAAGTTACGCCTAGTGCGGTCTTTTCCTGTGTAACACAGTTTGCTACTCCAGTACCACCACTTGCGGCTTGTGCGATTGCAGGACCCATAAAGGTTGCATCTCCCTCTTGGAGGGCCGTACCCGTTAATTTGAATCCTGAACACAGATCTGCACCAGTTCCAACGGTGCTAACACCCATAGAGATAGAACTTATCTGCGATACTCCAGAAGGCACAACCAGGGAAAGTCCCGATGATGCAAACTGGGATGTCATGCTTTGGAAGGATGTCGTCGCGCTCAATGCGGCCGAAGTCCTAGTTACTACGATTGCCATTGTTTATGCCCTCACTTTTATTGGACCCAGGGAAGCCAATACTGGACTTCCACGGGAAAAGGAACGTACTGCCGCCTTAGCCAAGAACGCACCTACGAGGGTCTTGGTTATAGCTTGCTTGTTTGATTTGGCTGACTTCGATAAAGTCATTAAACCTGTGTTAAGATCTCCAGCCAGGAAAGACTTCATGGCCGCGCCTGCGCTTGTTTGTTCTAAAAGAGCTAAAGCAGCTCCAGTTTCTATCACGTTTATTCCAAAACTACGAGTTCTCTTGCGAGGTCTCGCTCTTCGGCGTCGTACCATGCGTTGGGATTAGCGTTTGTTATATAAATGTTCGTGATGCTTGGTCTGATACTTGCCGCAGTCAGTACAATGATGTTGTCTTTTGAAATTATATAGTATTTTCCCCTTTGAATTGGTACATTCACAAGGCCACATCTTAGTATATTTGAAGTTCTGAACGTCCTTCTTAACTAACAATCTCACAAATTCGCTAAAAGAGATCCCCCGATAGCGGCATATTCGCTTTGCCAAAAAGTACCAGGCGGCATTAGTAGGGAATTTTAGAGCGACCTGCTTGAGTGGTCCGCCATAATGCGGATGTCTACCCGAACTAAGCCCGCCCATTATTTCACACACCACTTAGAACCGCGCTTATGTCGGGGCATGTCACAACAAAAACAAAAAGGTTTACTCATTCTGCCGCCTTCGAGCAATGTTTACACATTACCCAACCCTGAAGATTTCTTTCTCCAATATAAGATCTGGTCATTGCTTCGCACCTGATACAACGTGCTAGAGTTCTGTTGCTGTTAGCCATTTTTATCTCTCCAGGCTTAAAGGAAGGAGCCCCTATATGTATATACCGTATATATGGAAAATAAAAGAAGTGCGTGACACCCAAACACAAAAAGTATATATTTAATTGAAACTAGAGCCCGTCGTACCTATTATTATTAGTATATACTATACTATATATTATATTATATTATATTATATTATACCTTATTCTTTACTTTAGGCCTAGCTTAGTGCTCTGTTTTGGCTGTTTTACCCCTACTTCGGGGCTG